CTGAGTTTTACATCTCAGTAGACGACGGGTAACTCATCTACCAGATCGACCATTCGGTCTGAAAAAAACACCTGTCATGTGTAGCTTCTACACGTGGCAGCAGGGGTTGAATACAAAGTATTCGGCTGCTGCGAATCTCCTAGTAGGAGAAGGCAGGAAGTCTCCTACCATTCCCATAACTCGATGTCATCGAGTGTAACCTTGGGAATTGTTCTCAGCTTCTCGTATCCTTCTTGGATTCCGAGAACGCGCTCTCGAGAGATTATTTCTCTTCGAGATTCTTCTTGCGCTTCTAGCGTGAGTAGGTCCGCGTAAAATTTTGCGTTGATCTTTACTATAGATTTGTCCTCTAGACAATTTCTTAAGTAATTTTGTACATCCATTGCTCGATAATCGATTGGATGGTATACACGTTCTTCACCTTCTTTGGTGTCTATAGTCCTGTATTTACTTAAATGAAATTTTATATCATTGTAAGTAGCATTCACATAGCTTGAAATTTCATTTGCTATGGTTTCACCATTCCTTTGCTTAACTTCGGTCTTGGATTCTATACTATTAATCCAGCTTACGTTATGATTTAGAAGTCTCTTAATACGAGATTTCTCTATAGGAATATCACCTGAGTTTTCGCTTAACCACTTTCTGTGATAAGGTTCGTGGCGGATTACTTCTGTATTCTTAGCCATCTTCCTTATCTTCTTCCCGTATTTATAAGCAGCCCTATGGCTTAGCTTAGTTAGGAAACATAGATTTCTGAAGTGCCTTCTGGTTAACTTCGTAGTCTCCTCTGGAAGAGCTCTAGGGGTAATTTCATACCCTCCAAGAGACTTTGGTAAGCGCGGATCGATCGAATTTCGATACATGAAATGAATCGCATTTCTGTTCAGTATTGCTGAAACAGTCTCCGCATTTTCTATTATGTCGTAAAGCATTTCTTTGCGAACTCTACTCTCTCGAAAGTTTTCTTTTATGAGTTGGGTTCTGGTTGACGTATATGTGTCCATCCATTTCCATTTAGAGTTTGCTCCGTGCTCTTGCACGATTTGCTTCGTCTTAACGTAGAATTCTTTATAAACTCCCGTGCCGATTACTCTGGCAAAATGTTCGGCTATAACTAAACCTTGTTTAGATATATAGTCTGCCTTTTGGCTGTATTTCTGGTTGAACCAGGTTACGGCCTTGCCATGGTATTCAGATAGCTTCTTTGGATCCTGGGATATTCCCAGGTGGTCATCTCCAACTGACCAGTAGTATGCTGGTCTTTTCATTATTTCTAACCTAGTCTTCTTTTTTCGAAGATCTAGACGATAGGACATGCTCTCATAGCATTTTCCTTGTTCGCCTGTTAGTTCATGAAAGTTCAGTTGTGAATCTGATTTCCAGATAATCTCTGAAGCTGTTCGACTTATGGTCTGCATTATAATTACTCTAAGCTGATTAGCCTTAGGGACCGTTTTTTTCGGACCATGAGTATTTCCCTTCTTTTTGGAGGTTTTATATTCTATATTGCCATTTTTCTTCTCTTTCACATCCCACGGGATCCTTGGATCTTTGAAACCAAGTTCTTCCTGGTGAATAGTTAGGCCGGGTGTAGCAAGGACAATCTTGAGCCACTCCGCCGCGTGATCGAGAATTTCGGATTTATTTCCGCCATAGATATTTCCATCATCTGTTAGGCCGAATAGATATATAGCAGTACCTTTACCTTCTTCGAGTCTGTACTGGAGTTGTCTTAACTCTCTAGACTCGGGATCATAGCTCGTAGGTGAGCCTAACTCACAGATTTCTGTGGCTAAGGTATTATGCATTGCCCCCATGATAGGGAAACTAAGTGGATTACCCATATGTTGTCCGTTCGTTTGAAGCGGACTTTTGGTATAGTTGTCGATTATATAACCTAGTGTTATATCATAATCTTCTGGTGTAGATCGTAATGCGTCTAGCATTCTATCATCCATCATAAGATGAAAACGACCCAACCCCACTTGGACAATGTCTTTGAATATTTGGTTGTTCTTTTCAAAACAGCTCAGCATTTTCTCAGCTAGTTTTACTGAGGTTTTACAAGGTATGTTATTTGTACATCCGGTAAAATCTCCGCTGTGGAACCAAATAGTTTGTGGTGATCTTTTCTTGAGTTCTCTGTATATACGACTTATATGGTAAACCCATTGGGGTGATGACTCAAGACTTTCACTGGCAGTCGCGCAATTGCGTAGCCATTCGGTGAGTGTCTTTTGGACAATACTGCAGAGGTACTGGATAAAGCTTAGCCCCATAGTTAGGGGTCTATGTTTTCCTCCTCTGGATACTACGGTCAATCTATAGACCGGTGGATGTTTTCCTTCACATTTCTTATGTATAGGACAATATTCGTGTATGAATGGCTGTATCTCTTGGTACATAGAGATCAGCAAGCGATCAAAGATGAGGC